AAATTTCTGCCAAGACCAATCTTTAGGTTTAGCATGAAATGATGTTAAGAATATCTTACCTAAATCTGAAGCTTCTGTTTCATGTATCCTTGCCATTTGTATATTAAACTTATACTGCCAAGGTTTTCCCAGATCCATTGGGGATATATTCTTTGTATTACCCATTAATTTAGAATATTTAGCTCCAATATAAGGTAATTTAACATCCCAAGGATTAGTTAATGATTTATATTGTCCTTTAACTGGTCCTATATCAAGATATATAGTATCATTACCATCACCTACTTTCGTAGCTTCCCAAACTTCTGGTACCCATGCTTCTTCCTCTTTTATATCTCCATGTAAAGGGTTAAATTTATAATTCTCATCTATCCAGAATTTAATCTCTTTACCTTCTTCAACTCTAGTTATATATTTTAATTTACGTAAAGTTTTCCATGTAATATGTACATATCTTATATCTCCACCTTTCTTTGATAGTTTATGTCTACCAAATATTTGTTTAAGAGCATCTTGATGATCTAAAGATTTATATCCAGGTAAAGCTTCTAATGCTGAAGGATTCTCATTTAACATTCTGGTTGTTAATATCTCAACAGGAGATTTGGTATATCCAATATAAGAATCTAATTTTTTCTTTATATCTGGTGAATTTCCTATTTCATCCCCATGCCAATTATATATATCATTATATAAAACATACTGTTCATATTTTGCAGCAATACCATCTTCTACAAATAATCCATTAGGTCTTGAAATATCTGTAAACCCTAAAGGATCTACTATTTCTAGAAAAGGCATATTATGTCTAATACCTACTCTATATATTTCTTCACCAGATATTATAAGATGTTTAAAAGCTTCATCTGTCATATATTTAATATCTAATTTATCCATTAGAAAATTAATTATAGCTTGAGCTTGAGTTTCAGATGGAGATTTATAATCTTTTCTCATATAATTCTCAATCTCTTCAGGTGTAGCGGCTTCAATTTCAGATTGTATTTGAGATTGTACTTGCTGAGCTTGTTCTGGTGGTAATTGAGAAGGATCTTGTATGCCAAGTTCTTGCATCACCTTTTGTGTAACCTCTATCATTATTGGTTCCACAACTTTCTTATATAGAAGATTTTGCATTAATCCTAACCTCTTTCTTTTCCTGGAGTTCATAGCTTGCTCACTACTATCTACAGCTATTGGTGTCAGAGGTCTAAGTTGCTGTTCTCCTACAAGTGCTTTTGCAATTTGATCTATAACAGGATAATATTGTATATTTTCATAACCACCTGAATACCCTTCTTCTTGTAATACATTCATTGCTTCCGGTGTAGAACAATATTCCATCATAGCTTCATTACCAATGCCATTAAATAGGTTATAATTCATTAATATCCTATCTACTCTATCTTTATCTTTTAAAGGAGAATACATGTCATCTATATAATCAGCACACTTTTTTGCCCATTCAAAATCATTAGCTTTCTTTTCTTTCCAAGAAAGTCTTTGATTAAAAATATTTATAGTATCATCCCATATTGAGTTACGAGAACCAAATTCCATTTCTAGGTTTTTTTATAGTTTGTTTAAAATATTTTTCTAGGTCATTATTAGGATCTACTTTACTAGTTTGTTCTTCTATAACCTTTTCTTTTTCTTGTGATAACCATAATACTAATATCATCATTGCAGATACATGGTCAAAGTTTCCATTTCTATTATAAGAAATTAATTCTTTAAGTAATCTAGGAGATTTTATTTTCCAAAGATTTTCTTCTTTTCTTCCATCCTCTGTGGTTCTATATTTTTCTAATAATAATTTCCTAATTAATTGCTCACAATGAGTTTTTAATCCTTCAGATATATGTACTCCAAATTCATATTTCTTACTAAAAGTTTTAATACCACTTTTTGATATAGCTTCATAAGGAGAAATCATTAATCTATGTATGTGCCCATTCATAGCACAATAATTTTTAAACCCGGGAAGGTTGTTCTCATACAGTATCATTGCGTTATAATATGTTGCAATTTTTACAGCTATTTCATGAATATCATCTACGATATCATATCTACCTACATATTCTGCAACAATGGCATCTTGCATACCACCATTCCAAGATTCTTCCGCAAAACCTTTATATACTAATATTGATGCTAAAGATGTTCCACCATGATCATCTGCTACCGGGTCATATACAACTTTATACAGGGATCTGTAATAAGTTGGATTGGGAATATTTTCTGAAGGATGCTCATATATTACTATGGATGAGTGTAAATTACCTTTATATTTATCTAAGTTTAAATCTACAATAGGTCTTTGTAATCTTTTTGTTGATAAATCTTCTGTCCAACGTACTGCTTTTCTTTCTGGTCCTGCCCATGATAAATCTCCTATAGAAGCATATGTTTTAAATATATTTTTAGTATCCATCCAAGCTTCTAATTCTCTTAATTTGGCTGTAGGAAAAACATTAGACATTCCTGAAATAAACATTTCAGAAGGTACTAATGGATTAGACATTATGTAATTATCTAATGCAGAGGAGTTTTGAGCGGATTCAAATCCTTTTCTGTTTATTAATTCTTGTTCATATGCTAATTGAATATTAGTGTTACCTAATTCATCTTTGAATGTATTATCTCTATAGTATGCAGGAATAAATAAACCTATAGGTTTCATTCTGTTTTCCCATATATCCTTATATTCCACAAGATCATATGAATCTGGATTTTCAAACATTATTTTAGATCCAGTAATTTTCTCCATATTACCTGCAGTTCCAATATACATACAAGACCCAAATTTATTTCTACGGATCATTGTTGCTCTATTAGCACCTTGTATTTGTAGTATATCATCTGCTAATCCTACTTCTTCACAGGCTATAACTTGATATCTACCTCCAACTGCAGCTTCAGCATTATCTCCCCATGCTACGTGTACTAACTTTGTTCCGGTTCCTTTTGTTACCCACGTACCACCTTCTTTTATTTGATATTCATGTCTGAAAGGGGATTTATTAGAAGGAGACATTGATCCTGATGTGGATAAATAGAAATATCCAGGAATAAAACTTTCATGCTTACCATATGATCCAGGACCAGTTTTTAAGTTCTCCAATATAGAAGACATCTTCTTTAAGAGCTCTGTGGATTTAGTTACTTGCGCAGATCCAACTGCTATTTCAATACCTGCTGGTGAATATATATATTCATCATCATAATATTTCTTACCAAAGAATGTAAACACATGGGCTAAGATACCTGCAGTTATAACTGAATTATGTGTTACAATATAATCTTTAGTTATATAGGTACTATCATTATTATCAACAGTAATACACATCCCTGGTTTTTTACCAATATATTCTATTTCTTTTATTGATACTCTACTGTATCTCCCATTAAATGGTCTATTATTTTTTACTGTTTTTTGATTATCTAATTTTCTTTTTAGTTTAAATATTTTTTCATCTGTTGTTATTTTTACTCTATAGCTATCCCCGTAATTTTTACCATTTAAAATTGCTTGCTTTATTTTTATTGTAGTATAAAAACCTAAACTTAAACTGAGATGGTATACATCATAAGCTAATCTTTTGGATTTAGAATAATATTCTAACGAACCATTTGAAGATGTCCCATCTGTATCCATTAAACCTTTTAATAACTCTAATCGTTGTTCTCTAGAACTTGTTAAATATATTTCAGGAATATGTTTGTTATTAAATACATTTAAGTTCTTAAACTTATTACGTAATTCTCGTGAAACATTTGGTACTAATCCTTCTGTTATTCTATATGTTGGACAATTTTTATATTTATTTTGAGTAACATTTACTTTATGATTTTTATATCTACTTGCAACATTATATATATAATCTTTTATTTCATCATCATTGGTTGTTATAGCAACAGAATTAGAACTACCATCCCCTAACCATAAACCCAATAAATATGGTTCTATAGCAAGGTCTTTTTCATCATAATCTATACATTTATTTAATGGTAGGTGACATATTCTTTCCTCAATATATCTATTACTTCTACTTTTCCAAGATTTTTGTTTATATATTTTTAGTATTTCTCCAGTTGTTAATGTAGAATATACAGGAGTTTTATCTATTTTATTATTTCTATTTAGATTTTTATTCCATACTTTCCAATTATGATCCTCACAAGCTTCTATTGTCCTACCATCAGATAATGTTATTTTATAAAAATTTAAATCATTAGTAATATCTGTTTTTGCTAAAACCTTAGTTAATTTACCATCTGAACCATATATTAATTCTCCTATTGTTAAATCTTTAATAGATTTCCAACCATTCTGAGACAATACTAGTTCATCTGGAGATAGTGCTTTTCCCAATGATCTTGAGGCTAACCACATGAAATCTTTAGCTGGATTATCATATATAGGAAGTCCTAATGGTTTCTCAAAAGTCTGATATAAATATTCTATTGGATCTATATAGGTTTTATATGACCCATCTTCTTTTTTTAAATGTTTTAATTTATCAAATTCTATTTTTTCTTTAGGTGATAACTCTATACCATCTTCTATTTTTTTAATAACTAAATTACAGGTATATTCATTATCATCCATGAATCCTGAAAATCCATTAGCTACTAACCACCCATAGAATACAATCCATTCTATATCTCTTAATTTAGGGATAATATTAGCTGTTGTCTTACCTTTCTCATCTTCATCTGCTATGACAGCATAATTAACATAAAAGTAAAGAGGGCCAGATGCATATCTGTACCCTCCTTTACCATCTCTAAAGTCTTTTCCCCAAAAGCCTTCTAAGCACTTTTTTTCTTCTTTTGACCAATATTCTGAATACTGAAAACTATCAGGATGAATTACCGGATAATTTCTTGCTTGTATAAAATCTTTTATATCATAGATTTCTGGAAATAAACTTGGTACTAAAACCTTATTCTCCGTCAAACCTTATTAGTTTATTAAATTCTTGTTTTTTATAGTTATTTTCTTCTGTATAGAAGTCTTTAATATAACTTATAAATAATCTAATATAATCTGTCATTTCTATTTTATCTATCTCATATATACTATCATATTTAATAAAATCATCATTATATCTATATCTTACATCAAAACCTACATGTACATCATCATATATACACATACTTAGATGGTACTCATCTTTTACACATGATAAACCTCCTCTCATCCATCCATCACTCTCATGATAATCTACTATATCAGAATGTTTGAAATAATCTAAAATTGATTTTATTTGTTTATCTGTCATTATACTGTTTTTCTTTTAGATAATTGTTGTTCTACTAAATAATATTCACCTGTTAACGGACCAAAACATACTAAGTAACTCCATACACATTTTGGTATATTATAATTAATATTAATTACACAACCTTTCATTGATTCTCCACTATTATCGTAATACACAGTATCTCCGTAATTAAACTTAGGTAGTGGAATTTCTAACATATTACTACCAGTATTATTTGAAGTCTTAACTACATTACTCATTATTCTAATTTTTCAGGTACATCATAAAATTTCTTATGTAACATTAAATTAATAGTACAAAAGAATAATCCTATGGATAATCCAAATGTTTCTCCTAAAACAAGTAATTCATCTTTTTTAGGATCAAAATTATCTGTAACATTTAGAATACTCATTGTTGAACCTGAGATTCCTAAATTAAATTCCCCATCCTTAATAAGATTGTACCAATGAACTGATATCATATTTTATTTATTTATTTCTTGATTCTCTAGCAGATTCTTTAGCTCCTCCTTTCATATTTGTTTTATTAGAGGATTCTACCATTCTATTTTTTACAACTTCCATGTC